GTTTTAGGAGAGTGTGATATTATTTATACTATGGCTGATAAAAAAGCCGAATCTATTCCATATATACCTTTGAAGAAATGTGAATTTCTCAAAAGGTCGTGGAGATGGGATAAAGAAGTTGAAGATTATTTGTGTCCATTAAATCACGATTCTATAGAAAAAATGTTGACTGTATGTGTTCGTAGTAAGATTGTAATACATGAGGTTCAAATGTGTGCAATCATTGACAGCGCATTGCAGGAATATTTTAACTATGGAAGAAAAGTATTTGATGGAAAACGTGATCTGTTTTCTCAAATGGTTATAGATCACGATTTGCAGCAGTACCTCGTTAGGCCCCTACCAACATTTGATGATTTAGTCGGACGTTGGAAGGAGGCTTCCGAAAATATTTAGTCTGCCATTTGGCAGGCATGGGCTAAAGTTGTGCAGTCCAATTGTAAATCCAAAATCAACCATGTGTGTATAGTTACTACTTTCTATGACAGTTTTTACGCCTACTATAATAGCAAGTGTGGATCACACATGAACTTCGCCAGAGCAACCCTCGAAGTCCCTATTTAGGGAAAGGTCCGGCTGAACCTAAAACAATGTCGTAACGGGATATTTGGCTTGGGAGAGCCATTATCTTGTCTATTTCTCCTGCTGAAACAAATAACGAAAATATTGCGATTGATGCCGCAAAACATGCATCATTGTTAGGCTCAAACCTACAACCCGAGTATGAGAAAAATGAAAATGTTGTTTTTCATAATCAAATACCCGGTTCTTCCATTTCTGCTGCAGATATTTCTGATGCAACTTTTATGGATGGACATACCACTGATACGGATCTTGCAAGTTTCTTGCAGCGTCCGGTCATCATCGATACTTTTACTTGGACAGAGGGTTCACGCTTGGACCGTTCTGTATCTCCTTGGTATCTTTTCTTTAACAAAGCTTCAATCAAGAACAAAACTCAAAATTTTGCTTTTATGAGATGCAAATTAAAGATTCATGTTCAAGTAAATGCTTCTCCATTTTATTTTGGTAGAGCTTTAGTTTCCTATAGACCTTTGCCCTTGTGGGGTGCAGATTCAATTGGATTTAGTGGAGGCGAGGAGGATACAGTATTGTATTCTCAGCGTCCATCTTTCTGGATAAATCCATCCAACTCACAGGGTGGAGATATGGAATTACCGTTTATATATCACAGAAATTGGATAACATTGGCTGATCGTCCGCAATTGGCCGAGATGGGGTCTATTAAGCTATTTAGTCCTGGAACTCTCCAGAATGCCAACTCAGTGTCGGGATCAGATGTCCAGATAATTGTTTGGGCAATGGCCACGGATGTTGTGATGTCAGGAGCCACTGCTCTACCTCAGTCTACCCCCCAACCTATTAAGAGTTCGGATAAGGTTTCACGCTCTAAGAACAGATCTGGAAAGTCTAGATCTAAGATAATCCAAATTCGAAATAATGGACAGTCATCCTCTGATGTTATAAATATATTAAATGATATTAATGGTGGTTTTAAGGATGAGTATGGTAAAGGTGTAATTTCTACCACTGCCTCAGCTATTGCTGATGCCGCTAGTGTAGTTTCTAGTGTGCCTGTTGTTGGTCCATTTGCGACTGCTACTGCTAC